TATTTTTAAACTTCAAGTCAGCCTCAGCAATTCTGGTTGCAAACTTAGCCTCAATTGCTGCCTTGTCAGCATCAGACTTTGCTTTCAAAAGTTCAGCGTTTTTAATAAGAGCTAAAGTTTTAAGTTCGATTGCTGCCTTGTCAGCATCAGACTTTGCTTTATCTGCATCGGCCACAGCCTTTTTCAATTCGCTTGGTCCTTTTGCCGCGGCTCTGGTTTCTCCACCTACACTCGCCGCAGTCAATGCGCGTTGTTGGTTAGCTTGTGCAACCATCAAGCCTTGTTCAGCTTCCAATCGAGCCGGAGTTCCTTTGGCTTCAGCTACTTTCTTTTCAGCATCAGCAACAGCAGCGGCTGCGTCTGCGACTGATTTTCCAAGCACGCTTGGTGCAAGTCCAGCAGCCCTACCTTCGCCACCAACACTTGCAGCCGTCAACGCTTCTTGCTGTGCAATTTGAGCAAGTCTTAAATTTTGTTCTGCTTCCAGACGCGCTGGTGTGCCTGCTGCCTCTAAAACTTTTTGCTCTGCCATTGCTACAGCAACATTTGCATCAGCAACAGATTTTTTAAGCACTGATGGTGCCAATTCTTCAGTTCTTGCAGTGGTTGATGCTTTGTCAATTGCCTCAAACATTTCCTTCGCACCGGGTATGAGTGATGTCACAGTCACCATCGACTTAAACGCCATTGATGGGCCACGGGTTGGGTCTGCTGCTTGCTCAGCAATACTCTCATAAAGTAGAGCCTCTTCTTGATCTCCGCTGTTGCGTTGAGCCGTTGCATAGTCCTTTAGAAATTTAATTGCTGTCTCTGGATTGACTTGCAAGGCAGAAAGAATCTGCCTATTGGTTTTCAACACGCTTTGCTGCTGCGCTTTGCTGAAGTTCTCAATGTACGGACGCAAAGCATCGGCTCTGTCTTTTGGTAGCACTGCTGCAAACTGCAACGCATCACGCATGGTCGGGTTTGGCTTTGCAAAAAAACGCGCCTGTTCCTGTGCTGCAAGTTGTTGCTGCTGTTGTTGTTGCTCAAAGATTGCTTGCTTTTGCTGTCTCTGTTGCTCTGCAAGAGCTTGCTTTTGCTGAGTTTCGACTATGCCTGAGCCAAGCTGGAAACCTTGCAACGACTGGGCAAATGGGTCTGCAACTTGTGTTAAATAATTAATTGGTTGCATATATTAAAACTCCAGTGATCCCATGAATTCGCCCGATACCGGGTTGATTTGTCCACCGCCTTGGAATCCACCGCCTCTACTGCCGAACAGCCCACCGAGCCCTCCTGCCCCTTGCAGCGCACCAAATGCCTTGTTGATGCCTCCAGTGAGTGCGCCTTGCTGGCCTAGTATTCCTCCTGCTGCGGCTTGCCCCTGCTGGCCTAACAAAGTAGAAATGTTTGCCCCTGTTTGCTGTCCAAATGTACCTTGTCGGGCTGCTGATGTTTGACCAATACTAGTAAGTCCTCCAAGACGTTCATATTGCTGGTTGATTAGGCTGGACAACAAAGCTGGCCTGAATTGCGCTAGCGCACCCTGCACATTGCCGCCACGTAATCCACCAGTAGCTGATGCGTTTTGCAGAATAGCGTTTTCACCCTGCTGTTGCAAGGCTTGAAATTGTGGACTGCCCTGCAAAGCGGTAATGGCCTCTTGCTGTGACCCTGGCGCACCCAGACCGATTAACGCTTGTTGCTGTGTTAATGCCCCAGTACCAGCCTGGGTGTATGGCGATAGGAGTTTTGTGATTTCATCAAACTGCCTGCGCTGCTCGTCAATTCCGGCTTGTGCTGCTTGTTGCTGTGTTTGGGAGGCTTCTCCGACTGACTCGCTGCCTTCAATTGCTCCACCCAGACCAGCGCCAATTACACCGCCAATGCCTGGCAGGAAGAAATTTCCAGCAATGCCGCCTAGCGTGCTAAGTAAACCCATAAAAACACCTCAATATTTATTGGATGCCGCTGGTAGCATCTTCCTCAGCGGATTGATTTTCGCAAATTCTGGCATTTCGTCAATCCATGTCCGATTCACGATCTTCCCACGCTTGACAAACCCGCATATCGTTACAGATAAAGTTCAGCTTCTCGCAGTGACCCCTGAACCCTGCGCCCTTGTCGTAAGTGGCAAGCGGGATACGCTCAATCCTGACTTGGGTCATAAAACTGTTGTCGTAGTATTCGCAGTTCGAACAGTGCTTGCGCCTTGCGTCTTTCTCGTCGCACTGCATCGCCTCGGCCAGCCCAACGTAAAACTCTTTGTTTGCGCCTGGCTCGTTGGTCGGCACTTCAGGGCCATAGTTCCAATCTTTGACCGCAATAGAGTAATTTTTCTTATTCTCTGCATTGGTCAAGAATTCTTCGTCCATCGGCAAGCCAGTAAAGCCGCGTGGAATCATCATAAAGTCTTTCATTTCTGCTCCTTAAGTTATTTCGCGCCCGTTGGCTCTGATGGTCAGAGATGTCGCAGCACCAGCGAGAGTTGAAATAAACCCGCTCGGCTCTAGTGCCTGTCCCACCAACTCGGGGAACGTGTAGGTCTCGTCAGGAGCAAGGCTTCTCGCATCCACAATCAAATTAGTCACGCCTGCCGTGCCGCCACTGGTAACTAGATTCACGCTAATCGCCACGTTTCCTGCCGTTGTATTTGTAGCAGTAAACTTGTCAATGATCGTCTTGCAGTTGGTCGCGGTGTACTGCGTAGTCTGGGCATTTTCAGCTTGCTTTGCTGGAATCAATACTTTTACTGTGACTGTCATATCTATTCCTTATGTGGCCTCGCCGCCGCTAGCGATGATGGTCAAGCCTGTTGATACCGCCTGAATCTGTATTGTGTCGCCTGCGTTCAATACTTCAATTCCGTTGTATTGCAAAGCGTTGTTTGCAGGTACAGGAACATCGTAGAGAAAAGCATTCCCAGTCCCTGCCGATCCTGCTGATGGCACGAAAAACACACGAACGTTTATGGCTGCTGCCGTTGTATTGGCGATGCTGAATTCTTTGACCAGTGCGCGGGTGCTGGCCGGTACTGTGTACAGCGTAGTCACGCCGGTTGTAATAGCGGCTTGTCCGAATTTAACTGGGGTGATTACATCGAAAGCCATGTCAGCACCTGATTAGATCGCACCCTTGGGGTTTGGTTTGCATACGGCAAGATGCCAACCACATCATGCGCCAACTCAATATTGTTACGCACCGGCGCAAGTACTAGCAATTCTAATGACTGGGCCAATCTTGCCAAAGCATCTAATGCCTGTTGCACTTTGGCGTTCAGAACAGCATCTTCAACTTTAGTATTTTGCGATAGTGCAATTATCTGAGCTAACGCTTCGTTTGCAGTTGCCGCGGCATTGTCTGCCTGAAATTCAAAATCAGTCCCTATGATTACTTGCAACGTATCAACAGTGGAAAACAAAAGCTCGAACTGTCTGATTTGCTGTTGGTCAGTCAAGAACTCCGCAAGCTGGTCACGGGTCAGGTTTAGCCTACGAGAAACAGGTGCGGTAGCCATCAATACGCCAGTGCTTCAATCTGCGCTTCAAGCCGCACATAGGATACGTGAGCATCACTGTCGCCACGGAAACGCTGGATACGCCAGTTCCGCATGTGGCCCTGCTGAAACCATGTAAGACGCTTTTTGCGGTTGCCAATCGTGCCGACAGAGATAAACTTTTCTTGCGAATAGGTCTGCCCATCAACGCTGTAGCTAGTGCTAATTTGTGGATTCTTGCCAAGCGCAATGCTACCCGTCAGACTGACAAGCTCAAGTTCGTTAAATATCGCCCCGTTGCTCTCGTTGTAGACAATCAGCGTCCCAAACTCCCATCGAACTTGCTGGCCCCAGTGGTGGCCTGTATCCTGCACCAGATACCCGATATTGCTCGATTGCGGATCTCCCACCGTCCATTTGTCGTAGACCCACACCAAGTTTCTCGCAAGGTATTGAGCAAGACCATTTAGGGTGCTAACCAAGGTAAACCAGACCGGCGTTTGCAAAGCCTCTGATGCGGCTGCGTCATAAACCAGCGTCTGGTCTGGCAAATGAACGTAGAGATGCTGGTGGTTCTTGTCGTTTCTCGCCTCCAGCTTAACCAAAGACAATTGCGCTTCGCTGTATTGAAGCAGGATATTGTCGATTTCTTGCGTGCTCACCTTTTGCGTGGTTGCGGCTGCGCCTACATAAATGGATGGAGCTTCATTTCGCCCACTTCCAAGAAATGCTATACGCTCAATAAAGACGCAACAAGCCTGCGTCCCGACAACGCCCTTTTGTAGCTGTGCGCCATCAATCCTTGCGAACGGGAACAACTCACCGCCCACGTTGTCAAATACCTCGATGGTGTTTCTGTTCAAAGCATAGACTTCGTTTCGCAGCTTGAGCAAAGCTACTACGGGATCAGGATCAACTTCTGAACTTCCGTATTTCAACGGGTTGACGAT